GCAACACGTTTACAACATACAATGACTATTTAACCAAAATTTTTCAACTTGTACAAGATTCTACAGACACAACTTCTTACAGAATTGACTCTGAACTTAATTACTTATATTCGTTAGATTACGATACTACAAATAAACTTATATTTAAAAATAACTGGGGTAATGGAGGTAGTTACGACTTACCATCTGGTATTGGTTATTTATGTTTTAATTATACAACTGATTATAAACTACAAGTTATCAAAAGATATAGTTATGATGCAACTGAATATACTCATAGTGAAGATACATCCTTTGAATACAATAGTTATTACGTCCAATATGATACAACAAGTAGTAAACTTATATTAACTTCAAATTCAGATGACGCATCTACTTTTACAATTTATGATTCGCCTATAGATGTTTCAATACCAAGTGATTTTAATCCTATGTCGACTGCATATGTAAGTAACGATAGAGTATCTATCAAAGATTATATCAGCAACATAAGAACAAATATTGAAGGTAATACTTCAGGAGACACAGATTGTAAATTTCTCATAAATTTTTACACTACTGATGGAAGCGACAAATTGGTAAGTGAAGCTGGTTATACTTACGCAAATCAATTAACAACTGCTGGATACGACAATTCAACAGATGGTACAAACTATTACGCAAACCTAATGTTAGATGAAATATCTTCAAAAGTATCCACTAATGCAACATATAAAAGTTTACAATATGATACTAGTGTTTATAAAACATTTCGTGAAGGCGCTTTAAAATTCATACTTAAAGGAGACGACATTGCAAACGGTGATGTAGGAATGAATACAACTCCGTATGTTTATTTTACTTGTGAAAAAGATGATAGTAGTGGTGAATATCATCCATTTATGTGTATGGCAAGTTATTCTATTTCAGATAATCCTAATCGTTTACTTGATGTATGTAGACCTCCAGGCGATGGTGGCGACGGTGGCTATGTAAACAATGATGTTACGCGTGATGCAACATTACAACTAAATTTAACAAAAATTCCTATGTTGAACTATGGAACAGTAAGTGACATATCCGGTTCAGTATCATATTCTCCAAGTACAGGTGTTACTGAAATTAACAGCAACACAAATGATTTATACACTGCATCATTAGCATATGACTTTATAAACTACTATACCGATAACGGAAATGAATCTAATGGCAGTCGAATCATCACGTCTATTGATTATGATAATTACAACTATTCTCCTATTTCTGGTATTGGTATTATAGTAGATGGTGTTTCATTATATCCAGTTTTAAATAATACATTAGTTACCGCACATAAAAGTGCTGAAATCACAAATACTGGTATTCATGTTGGTCAAGGAATGGGATTACACTACCACGGTGATGGTTATGGTGCAAAACTTACATTTGGTAATAATACAAATAATCTATTTTTATACAATGATAATGATTATATTGATACTAAACACCCACCACTAATTGGTTTTGGGTTAGATGGTATTGCATTATATGGTATTTATAATAGTAACTATAGTTCTATGCACGGGTACAACGTAGAATTAGATAATTTTGGAGGACACACGCATGGTAACTATGGTTACCACTATCACTGTCATACAATTCAAAATAACGCTAGTAACAACATTGACACAATTACGGATGGTTCTGGAGCAACCACATATAAAATACACGTGTTGATGAAAGGAGCATGGAAAGGAAATGTAAATAACATTCCAGAATTTTGGGATACAGCTCACGGTTCACATAGTCAATACGCACCGGAATATAGTTTGTCACAAAAAAATAAATATGTGTGGGGATATACACGCGCGTAACGTGCATAATAATATTTAAAGTGCTTGTTATTATTTATGTTTCTAGTAAAATAAATAATAATATTATTCAACTTCCAATTTACTCTTTTCCACAAGAAGAAAATATATTCCATCTTGTTGTTGGAATACCTTTAACAACATTGTTACGACCTTCCCATTCTTGTTTCATCGTTTCTTTGAATAAAATGAAGTCCATATCTGAATCGGGTTCATAGTTTTGTTTTTTACCTTTGTTATTCAAATAATCAAAATAGTCGTAATGTTTTACATCTTCTGATTCATACATGTAACATTGTATCGTGATACACGTATGTTTATTGGAATCTAAATTGTGCAACTGATGGATTTGATTCAATGTCGGACTAATCCAGGTAATCTCATCATGAGTTACTTGAACTTCTTTGAATGGGTCAACTCCATCTTTTTCATCATAACATAAAAAAGGATATAACTTTACGTTGATTTTTCCGCTAAGAACGCGAATGACAGCACTTGAACCACCGTGATTGTGTATCGGTGAGTAATGACCAACTGGCCATATTTCCATTACATAGGGTATTCCCGGAGACTCACCATTGTTTTCATTCAATGTGATTCGCAAATAAGTCTCCAAGATATTAGGGTCATTTTTGTTGAACTCTGTACTTTTATCTTTCAGTCTTTCATAACACCATAATCCAGGTGTTGCAATACTATATTCAATTGCTTTAGAAAAATCTGGAAATTCCGAATCGTTCAAAATAAATTGTTTACCAGAAATACAGTCATACAACTGTTGAGCGGTGGGAGATAAATGTGAATTTGGTAAAAATGTATTCTTTGCAATATGACTCATTGTTAACTGGTGGGTGTTTTTAATAAGTAGAGGAACACTTCTACTAATAGGGTCTCTTAGTAGTCTCATCATTTTTATATTTTTATCACTTGCGTTTACGGAAATCAAACTCTCTAAAAAGGTCTTGTTTGTTTCCCACTGTCTTTTATCAGCATTTGAAAATTGATAACTATATATAACATTTTCTATACGAGGTTCCCCCACACCCGCTTGTAGTTTTTGATTTTGAGAGTCAAGACTAAACCAATAATATGACCCTTTTTTATTTACCAGTCCCTTATTATTTGTATCATCTATTAACGGATCATTACTTGGTATTTTATTTACTTTTACAGAATGTAGATTAAATTCTACTTTTAATCCATTTTTACTGTCTTTGTTATACAACTGAAAGCAAACGCTTTTGGTATTATCTTGGTTTTGAAAAATAAACACTCCTTGTCCGTGAACAATTAAATTTACTGTTTTTTTATCGTCTAAAAATAAATGTTTCGGTTCTCTTTCGCTTATTTTTGTGTATGTCATCTCACTTAAAAATATTCAACAATATATTTTTAAGTCATTACATTTATATATCTAAAATATATTGACCACGAGGTCTTTTTACTAAATAATATTCGGTATCGTCGTATAAATAATAATTTGGATTATATCCTCCGTAGTAGTCTAAATACAATGGACTCACACCATAACTTGTGGAACCACCACCGTAACCTCCGTAATAACCGTACCCTCGCCCGTGTCCTCCATATCCACCATATCCTCCGTGTCCTCCATATCCACCATATCCTCCGCCGCCTCCGTGTCCTCTGTGTCCTCCGCCGCCTCCGTGTCCTCCGTGTCCTCCGCCGCCTCCGTGTCCTCCACCTCCACCTCCACGATATCCCTCTATACCTCTGAAAATAACAAAACTAAAAACTGCGAACACTACAATTGCAAACAACAATACAAATTTAGAATTTTTCATAATTTATATAACGTATGAAAAAAATTATTTTCTAGACTTTTTATAACGCCTTGTTTTTCTACGAGCGTTTAATCTTCGTTTTCCTACTGTTTTTTTATACTTTTTAGTTTTTCTTTTACCCCCCAAACCAATTCTCCCAACATTATTATCCGCTATACTAATTCTCTCTACATCGTCTGGTTTACTTTTCATAACATAAATTGTATTCATAGAAATTTCAACCATAGTAATATTTTGACAAATACTGTAGTTTCTCATTTTATTTTCATTACGTCTCATATAGTGACTCCAGTCTATTGGAATATACATATTGTTAAAATATATTTGATTACATTCAGAATTTGGATTTGAAATTTTATTTTGAGGTAAAAGTGTAGAATTTGAACACTTGGGGTCATTTTCTCTCGTGCCTATTTTTAAAAAAGATGATTTGTCACAACTACCACTTGCTGAATATTCTATTTCGTGAGAACAAGTTAATATAACGATTGTTTTTGGAAAAACAAAATTTGGTTCAATACTTAATATCCCTTCATATAAACCAACTATAGTTTGCCGGGTTCTTACCAAATCAGATGCAAAAGTATAATTTAAGTTATCCCCGTTTGATTTCATTACTTCACATAACTTTTTCCCGGCAGTAACCGCTTGTTCTCTTCCAAGTGGTGTAATATCTGTATCTAAAACTAAATGTGTTGCCCCAGATAAGTTGTGAACTCCTTGACCGTGACGCACTATATAAAACACATAGGACCCAAATAATTCAAAATACGTCTGAATCATAACACTACTTGTAATACCTAATTTTTCAAATGGTAATGTTTTTTTTTCAAAAATAATTTCTTCAACAAGAGAACTTGGATTTTTATCTCCCCCGCCAGCAACGTAATATTTACGGTCTGCCTTGTTTTCATTTGGGTCTAACTCGCCACTGTACACCATTTCAATAGAAACATTGCTACGGTCTACCACAAAACGAAAAATTGCACAATTTTTTACACGTATTTCTTCAGTTTCTCTAAAAAATTTATCAAAAAAACAACGAATTCTAGAATTGTGTGTTGCAATAATTGATACGACTTTTGATACGACTTTACTTGACATTTATATATATTCACAAATATTTTTCATTTCTAAATGTATTATTTGATTTGTAACATAAAAAACTTTATTACTCATCCTTTTTTTTAGCAAATGGTCCACTCACTAACTCACTTTGACCATTATCAGTCTTTCCAGTAATAATATTATCTCCTTCAAATAACTCTTTGCGAATATCCGCAGACGAAATAACATCTTGTTCTTTTAAGAAACTTTCTTGAGTATTCATATTATTTACACCAATCAAATTACCTTCTTCGTCTATTGCTTGCGTTAAAGAGGCACCAGTTGTTTCAGCTTTACGAATATTTTCTTCAATTGCCTTTTTCTTTGTCTCTTTCACACGTTGTTCAAATGCGGTTTTAGCAAAGTCCTCATTCTTAATCTTTTCTTGCATTAACTGGTTCAATTCCTCTTCCATATATTCAACCCGTCCAGTTTTATACGCCTCCGGGTCCCAAGGCATCCATAGACCAACGGGTCCAACAAATACATCGTGATTAGGGTCTAGTTCGCGCAACATCTTACAACGCAATTCGGCTTCTTCCATTGTTGGGTATACACCTCTAACTTTTAATCCACGAGTGCAAGTTTGGAAATTATGTTTTACGTTAAACGCATTATCAAGGTCCTCTTCATTTTGGTCTAAAAATGTTTTAAAGTCATCCTCCATACTAGTTTGCAATAAATTGTCGTGTTCTTCTTTAATAAATTCTTGAAAATCTTTAGTAACATCATCAAAAACTAACTTGTATTTATAAGATACGAAATTCAAAAATTGATGGAACTTTTCCATAGATTTAGACAAATCCCACTTCTTTAGGAACTGTTCAAACAAAAAAATTTCTTTTTGCTTCAGAATTTTGTCCGGAGACACAAAAGATACACAAACAAACTTTTGTCCGGCAATTGCTTTGTCTTCTTCTAATAAATCAACATATTTAGGATTTGTTTTTCCAGACAAATCGGTTTTTCGTTCAAAACTACTATTGGGAGTACTCATTATAAGTTATTTTGTATGAATTCATTTAAGTTTTATTTTACAAATTAATTATTTTTAATTTTCATTTTTTTTTCTTATTATTTAATATAAATGTTTGATATTGCCGAACTTGTCAAAAGAGTCATCAAGTACCTTGTTGAAGGCTTAATGGTTGCTATTGCCGCATATGCTATTCCAAAACAGTCATTGAAGGTTGATGAAATTGTTTTGCTTGCACTAACTGCTGCTGCCACATTTAGTATCTTGGATACTTATATTCCAAGCATTGGTGTTACTGCCCGTTCTGGTGCTGGATTCGGTATCGGTGCAAATCTAGTAGGATTCCCCGGAGGACTATAATCTTATAGTTTATAAAGTACAATATATAAATATATAGTTTGTAATAAAAACTATATATTCATCCAAAAAATAATCAAATAGTTGCGATGAACTCCCAGTCCAACTCTTCACATATTTTTTTCCAAATCGTATCTTGTTCTATTAGTTTCTCTCTATCTTTCAACATCGGAATTTCTTCTAGGTAATGACTCTCTCCCAACAATTCAAATAACTTGTATAAAACATAATAATAATGTAAAAAATTAACCCGATAGTCTGGACAATGCTTCGCATATGGATATTGAATTTCCATAAAAAAATTACACAGTATTTCTTCCAATTCTTGGGAAATAATCGGTGGTTTTAAACCCAACTTGTCTTTAATAAAATTGATATGTTCATAATACTTGTTGTATCCTAATTTTTTCAATACTTCTTTAGTTTTGTAATAATTCATCTTATCCATATCAATTCTCTCTTTTTTAATTTGCTGTTTTAAATTTTCAATCACCTCTTCTGGTATTTGTGTTGTTTCTTTCCCTTGGAACTGTGCCAAAATTTCTTTGAAATGGTTAATTTTTTTATAGGCGTAGAAACAAACTTCTTTAGGAGGTTCTTTATACGATGGTTTTTCATTTTCAATCAAGTACCTAACATTTTTTGAACAAGAATTACATATCAATACTCCTTCGTCATCCAAAGGTATAAGCTCTCCTTTAAAACAATGTTGACATATGTGAGACGGTCTAATAAATGCATTTATATCCAAGAAAGAATCATCTATATTGGATAAATATTTTTTAAAAATATTATTATTTTTATTACTAATATTATTCGCATCTTGATTCGTTTCGTCTGGATTTATTTTGAAAAAAGAATTCAGTATTATACTCTTAGATTTGTTTGTATTTTCAACTCCATTTGAAATATTTTTCTTGTTTTCAAAATAGTCAAAGATATATTTAGAATTATCCAAAAAATATTCCTTTTTTTTCATTCTAATATTTTTAATTTCTTCATTGATTTCTTCAACGCGGTCCTTTAGATCTAATATTTGTTCTATTGATAAATTTTGTGTTTCTTCATTTTCATTCAGTTTATTCACTATCTCTCCTCTCTCATCTTTTAGTTTAGGTATTTTATCTTGTTCATCTTTATTAAATTCATTAATAAATTCGTTGTGTTTACCATCTAGTGTAACTATACTCTTTTTATTTACCTTGATTTTTTTGGTAGTTTTCGGTTTAAAACTTGGCATATTTGTACTTTATAAAAATAAACAGAAATTTTTAATTACTTATTGATGGAAATATTATAATTTTCATTGGTTTAAAATTATTTTTAGTTTTCTTGAAAATATTAAGGATAAATGGATGAACCAATACAAATCAAAATAAACATTGAAAATAAAAAAGATATTACTTTAGAAAATGAAAAATTCCACAAAATGGTCTTTTTGTACAATGCCTTGAACGACGGATGGAAAATCAAGAAAAAGAACGACCTTTACATTTTTACGAAAAATCACGAAGGCAAAAAAGAAATCTTACACGATTCATATTTACTTACGTTTATGAAGTCAAATGCCGACTTGAATAAAATTGTTTCATAATTTAATGAGTTCACTTTAAATACTGTAAATATGAATTAATTAAATGAATTAAAATTAAATCCAAAATATTTTTTTCTTTAGCAATATTATAACTATGGGAGGAGGCCTAATGCAACTCGTCGCTTACGGAGCTCAAGATGTTTACCTTACCGGTAACCCTCAAATTACTTTCTGGAAAGTCACTTACCGAAGATACACCAACTTCTCAATTGAGTCAATTGAACAAACCTTCAACGGCCAAGCTGATTTCGGTCGTCGTGTAACTTGCATCATCAGTAGAAACGGTGATCTTGCTTACAGAACCTACTTACAAGTTACCCTTCCTGAAATCAACCAACTTATGGGTAACTCTGCTTCTCTATCCTCCGGTGCATACTCTGTCTATGCCCGTTGGTTGGATTTCCCTGGCGAGCAAATTATCGCACAAGTTGAGGTTGAAATTGGTGGTCAACGCATTGACCGTCAATACGGTGACTGGATGCACATCTGGAACCAACTTACCATGACTTCCGAGCAACAACGCGGATACTTCAAGATGATTGGTAACACCACTCAACTTACCTTCATCACTGATCCTTCTTTCGCTGATGTTGACGGACCTTGTGACTCCAGTGCTCCTCGTCAAGTTTGTGCTCCTCGTAACGCTCTTCCAGAAACAACTCTTTACGTTCCTCTTCAATTTTGGTTCTGTACCAACCCTGGTCTTGCCCTTCCTTTGATCGCCCTTCAATACCACGAAGTCAAGATTAACCTTGATTTACGTCCTATTGATGAGTGCTTGTGGGCAGTCACCTCATTGAGTTGCAACACTACCCAAAACCCAAAGACTGGTCCTTACCCAAACACCAACACTAACCAATACCAAGTTGGTGCACCAGTCACTGCCACTATTGCATACAACCAGTCTCTAGTTGCCGCATCTCTTTACGTTGATTATATCTTCTTAGATACTGATGAACGTAGAAGATTCGCACAAAACCCTCACGAGTACTTGATCACCCAACTTCAATTCACTGGTGATGAATCTGTTGGTTCATCATCCAACAAGATTAAGTTGAACTTCAACCACCCTGTTAAGGAATTAATCTGGGTCGTCCAACCTGATCAAAACGTTGATTACTGTTCATCCCTTCTTTGTGATGCAACTTTGTTCAAAGTTCTTGGTGCCCAACCATTCAACTACACTGATGCAGTTGATGCCCTTCCTAATGCTATCCACGCATTCGGTGGCCCAGAAGCTACTGCTGGTGCTGGCGCATACATTGATGCTCGTGGTCTATTCCAAGACGCAGGTGCTCTTGATGCTGCCATCCCCGATGGTTTCACTGGATACTGGCACGGAGGCGTTTACAACAACGCTCTTAACGAGACCAACTTCGGTGGTTCAGGTGTTCCTTTGAACCCAAATCTTGACAACACCGCTGCTCTTGCATCTCTTGGTCTAACCACTGCCGACTTCGGTGGTCGTGGTCACAACGAGGGCTCATCCGTCTCTGATGCCGGAACCTTCGTTCTTTCTGAGACCTCCCTTGATATGCATTGTTGGGGCCAAAACCCTGTTGTTGTTGCAAAACTTCAACTTAACGGCCAAGATCGCTTCTCTGAACGCGAAGGATCTTACTTCTCGTGGGTACAACCTTACCAAACCCACACTCGCTCTCCAGACGAAGGTATTAACGTATACGCTTTCGCATTGAGACCAGAAGAACATCAACCTTCCGGAACTTGCAACTTCTCCAGAATTGATAACGCAACTCTTCAATTAGTTCTTTCCAACGCCACCGTTGAAGGCACCCGAACTGCCAAGGTTCGTGTCTATGCCACCAACTACAACGTTC